TTTGATGCGCCTGCTCCGGCAGCGGCAGTAGATGTTCCTGGTGCAGAATCAAACTCGCTGAAAAATTCCCAACGGCGTGTGAATCCTGTGTTTGCAGAACCAGTCAAGTGTGCTTCAGCAAGTGTTAATGCTGTGTTACTTGCAATAGATGCAACTTTGATAGAACGACCACCGATAACTAATACGTCACCAACTGACACTTCTGTTTGGAATGTTGTATTTGTACCAGTAACTGAAGTAGAACCAGCAGTAACTGCTACACCACCTGCTGGTGTAGACTGCCATGCGGCACTAGATGGACAGAGAGAAACTTTTAATGAGTTACCCAAAGCGCCAGCGTAACGAGCCGCCCATGGTCCATTGTCAAAAGATGCGGCATTTAAATATGCATCATCGTTTGCAATTAATAGACCAGTACCAGATGTTCCAGAACCTGTTGTTGCTTCTGCTGTAGCGTTCAATGCTGTGTTAGCGGCACGAACAACAAACAATGGGCTTGAGTAGCCCAGATAGTTTGCGGCAGAAAGAAAGTCAACAACGTTCGTTGAATTTGGTTTACCGAATTGAATTGCCAATTCTGTTTCTGATGTAATTAGCGTTGGATCGTTGATTGGTCCCCAACGGAACTGACCAGCAATGGCACCTGCTGTTGTAGAAACTGCTTGAGAAGAAGATACCAAATCTTGTTCGGTGATCTTAACTCCTGGTGAAATTAGACTTATAGCCATTGAATTCTCCTTGTTATAATGATGTGTTTTTTGTTAGGTTTGCTTTAATTTATTTATAAAAAATCTGTTTTATGACTTTCATTGTACCAAACCTGTCCGGACGAATCAACGAATTTTTCGTCTTCTTCGCCATTATTTATGAAACCAAATGGAGTCACCTCATCTTCAATCATTTTAATTCTAGCTTCATACAATTCTTTTCTGATATTAACGTTTGTTAACTCTTTGAAATATGGATTTGTAGTGAGCCAAGAGAACAATACTAAAGGCATTACTAAGTCATCGTGATAACCCTCATCGGCACCATAACTATTTCTTCTTTGAATGAATGTTGATATCTCAGAGATAGTGTCTGCATCACGAATCAGTAGCTTTTTCTCTTCAACCATAGACTTGAAGTTAGAACAACCAATTCGCTTGACTTTTTTGTCTGTGACAACACCAAGCTGAGACTTACCTCCACCAAAGCCTCCAGAAACCACCTGTCCTTGCGTGGTTCTATTGACAAATATGATGTTCTCATACTCATATTCGCCATACAAAATGTCTGCAACTTGTTCAGAAGTGTTTACTTCAACAAGCACATACGCTTCATTGTATTCTTTTCCTACTTTGTAGATGATAGAAGGATATAAAAGTGGACTAATCATATTGTCACGATATTTACCCACTTGTTTGTAAGGCATTGACGTAACGTCAACGATTGTAAAAGCAGAATAGTCTTCACCAACGCCCTTTGCAGTATCTGCAACAATAACGTATGTATGATCCTTTTCTGCTTTCTCGAAAATATCTAGTCCATCTTTTTTGTAGATAGTTGGGCTTGGTGATAATTGTGCGATAGCATCTGAAGCAATCAAAGTCAAACTAGAACCCAAGAAATTGCACAAAATCTCTTGATTGTATTTCAATTCGCCAAGCAATTTGCGCTGTGTTTCAGCCCATGCTTCGTCACGTCCAGGAATTTCCCAGTATGGAATGAACAAAGGAACGAATCCATTGCGACCATTCTCGGCATCATTCCAGAATTTCCAGAAATGATTGTATCCGAGTGGTGTAGAAGACAATAAAATCTTTGTTGTTTCACCAGCAGAGATAGTTGGATAGACAGAAGCAAAGAATTGATCTGCAATATTGTTTGGAATGATAGCTGTTTCGTCAACGTACAACAAGTTAACAGACTTACCACGAATACCTGATGCGCTTGTTGCGGCTGTGAACACAATTGACCCATTTTCTAGTGCAATGTCACCTTTGTTCCATGTTGTCACGCCTTGTTGAAGCCATGATGGAAGATTTTCAAACATGACTTGATATCTATACAAAACTTCACGTGCCGCAGGTGCTTTGTTTGCTAGAATTGCTACTGTTTTGCTCTCTTGGAACAATGTGTACCATAGAATATATGCGGCTGAGGTTGTAGTTTTACCTTGTTGACGCCCTTCCATGAGAATAACTTTACGATTCTCGTGGATAATTTTAACTTTATTTTTTTGACAGTCGTACAACTTGAAAGGCTGAAGCCCGTGATCCAATGTGACAATTTTACAATATGACTCAATGAAATAAACTGGATCTTCAGCACATTTTAAGTACTCTTCAACTTGCTCTTTAGTAAAGTTAAGAGGTACATTGGCTGCCTTTAGGTTTGCATTGCCTAGATATGATTTTACACTCATTTTTTGCTGATTAGTTTTTGCAACTCTGCTGTGCTTCCGACAAATAACGCATTAGTCACATGTGTTGGACTTTGCGTGTCTTCTTTTTCTTTCTGAATGTCTTTCTTTGCCTTTGCGAGTGCTAACAAATCTTTGTTTGTTTCTGCTAACGTCTTTATTAATTGTCCAACAACTTCATATGCTCTTGGAGATTCACCTTCTTTTGCTAGAAATATGATGTTCTCCATAGCAGTCTTACCATTTTCGATAAGCCCTTTTAAATTGTCTCTAGCGTACTCATAATCGTCTTCTACATTTTGTCGCACTTCAGGTTCTGCTGGTTGCGTTACTGCAATAGCATGATTGACTGTAGGAATCACAGTCGCTTGAACATCTAAAATATCATTTAATTTATCATCAACAGTCTTCTTCATGTTATAATGTGTCCATTGCTAGTTATAGTTTCAGTTACCTCAAATTCAGAATTGCCTGTATACGTTTGAGTCGTAATTATAGCTTTTTCGATTGGACTTTCAATCGTATTGATATCTGCTCTAGCAATGTATTTGAATTTCTTAACAGGACCAAATAGATATCCTTTGATGACAAAATCTAATTGCCATGTTTGAACTCTACGTGATTCGAAATCTCCCTCATAAGAATCGTCTGAAGTAACAGACAACAACTCAATCGGTACGTCCATGTTTAAGTTTATCTCAGGAACCATTTTCATAGTTACTGTGAAATCGGGTGTGAAGAATGGTACAATTTGTTCTACAATTTGTGTGCCATCTTCAGTATTTTTAACTAAAACGTGCAATGAAAAATTAAAATCATATGGTACTGGAGAGTACATATAATCAAAATCTAATCCACCAGTGTTCATGCCACGTGATATCTTATGTGCTGTATTAAGTTTTCTTTGTGGTGCATATGTCATGCTAGTGAATTCAAATCCAAGGCGTGGCAATGTAGCAGAAACCTCACGATTCAGCGTTGGATCAGAAAGAACTCTCTGAATAAATTTTTGTTTTGGTCCGTATTCAATAGGCACATTAAGAGTTTGAATCTTTGTGCCTGCGCTATTAAATCTTTCGATTTGAATTTCGTTGAATAGATTACCAAACATAACCACGTAGCGTCTTAACGTTCCGTGATAAAAGTCGTGTCCGAACATCATATTAGAAAGTCCTTGTCAATGAGAATGGGTTTTGTTCAGAGAAATCTAGAATATCATCATCGATAATTTCTTTTCCGATGTATTCGTTATCTGCGGCAACTTCGGCGGCAACAACAACATCAGCTTCGTTGATAATGAGTGTGCCGTCTTCAAGCAATAGGAAGAATCCTTCTTCTTCGAGCATCTTTTCATTATTAACAGTTGACATACTGTACTGAGTTTCAATATCGTCAATTTCGCTAACGCCAGTATCAAGTCTTTCGCTAGAGTATTCTAATCTATCACATCTCATTTCGAATGTGTATAGTTTACCTAACTGGAAGAAGTTTTCAATGTTTTCTGTGAACTTGATTTCATATATGTATCCAAGCATTGGTATCCAAATTAAATCGCCCTCTCTTGGTCTTAGAATCGCATCATAGTCGTATGATTGTTCATCTAATAATTCATTACCATCTTCTAACTTGTATGTGTATCCATACTCTGTCATTAGAAGAGGCTTGAGTGATTGTAAGAATCTTTTTTGTGCTACAACGAATGTAATCGATTCGTCAATTTGCAATCCAAACTTAGATAGAAAATCTTCTTGTCCTTGAAAGCCATCAAAACTTTTAATGAACATTTCCATCTCTAATGCATCATCAAATAATACAGATGCATCTTCACCAAGAAGTCTGTCTAAATTTACGTGCGTTCTTGGAAGATAGTATCCATCAACACCATAAATCTTAATTGATTCGATGATGAGGTCTTCGACAAGATTTTGCTCCTGTTTTACGGGAGTGTATTGATTGAAGAATCTATTACGTGCCATTATTAGCCTAACATATCGGTAACTGGTAGAGAGTAAGAACTAATCATTTCCTCTTCCATTGCGTCAATTTCTTCCTTTGCTTCGTCCCAAATCTTTTGTCCGTTAAACGATACTCCGCCTGGCATAGACATACCTTCAAACTTCTTCAGATTTTCGCCCCATTGTTTTTTAATGAGTGCTGTGCAATATCTTTGCAACCATCTGTCATTGTACATGTCAGTATAAACATCTGGATCAATTTTCTGATATGCTTCAATAATCATGTATTCGCCTAGCACAATCTTTTCGCCCCAAGCAATGTCAACATAGAGTTTGTTTGAGTGTCGCTGAAATCTAATGCCTTGTTTACCAACAAATAATTCTTCTGCTAGTGCAACGTTCTGAAGTGCCATGTAGTATGGTGCAAAAGGACCTGTATTGAAGGCGAACAAATCGTTCAACGCAATCTGATATCTCAAATTGAATAAATTGTTTGTTGAATAGCTGTTTCCAATTGGTAGAATGTTAACAATGCCAATCACAGAATCGCTTATGGAAAGATATTTATTGTCAATGTCCGTCTGAGTTACTTGATGCGCTAGGTAAACTTTTTCTGTTGCGTCAAAATGATAATCGTAGTAATATGAGAATGCCATCTCAATGCAATCTTGAACCTGATCTTCATCTACGTTTATCTCTAAGAGAGGCGCACCTAGTCTTCTAAGACAGAAATCTTTGAATTCATCTCTTGTTGCTGGTTTGCTTGTACTCATTTATGCCCCTTAATATGTCTTTACTCTATTTATCATTATCAAAAATTGCATTCCGATGCGCTTGATTTGTTGCACTAAATAAAGTATAATGAAACAAAGTGAGGTGAATATATGGAAAGACTTGAAGGTTTTGTGAAAAAAGGTTGGGGACACGAATTGATTTGGTGTACCAACGATAAATATTGTGGCAAGATGTTGTCATTTAATGCTGGTGCTAAATTCAGTATGCACTT